CTATTTTATTGCCTATTATTTTCCTACCTAAACCAAGTACAAATTCCTGCAATAATATACCTGCAACCTTGCCAACGCCTTTTAAAAACTTTCTCTCCTTCTTTGGTTTTATCTCTTCCATTATATAATTATAAAAAATACAACATAATTTGAACCGTCAAAATGAGTATTTGCATCTATTGTAATCACAGATCCTGCAACTGAGAACTGCGTGCTAATAAGTTCTTGACCATTTTGAAATAATAACAATTGTTCAAGATTAGACGGTAATACACCACCGTTTTTAGTAATAGTCAAAGATGCAGTATTGCTATTTAAAAATGATTCTTTAAAAACTTTTGTAACGCTGCTATTCTGTGTATTAGGTTCACTATTTGTTGGTGTAACAGCTCCAGTACCTGCAACACCGCCAGCCGAATGATTTGATGTTCTACCAGAATCAAAATCTAAACCACGATACAATACTGTTTTTTCTGTATATCCCATTACGATTGATCAATTATTTGTACAAAAGTACCATTTACTATATCTGTAAGCAAATCAAATGTTGCAGATTCCATTATATAAGTATTGCCATCAGTTTCAATAGCTTTATGAGGATACCAAGGTTCATCTAAATCCAAAGTTTGAAATGACATATTAACCATTTTCTTTACTGGAAATAATTGTCCTTTAATAATTTCATTTACGAGTAACTGACTTATATTTTTACCAGTACCTGTATTTCCAACTCTCCATCCAGTACCATCAGTAATCTGCCAAGTATTGCTATCATTTTTGACACGAATTGCACCGGGAGATCCTAATGAGGGTCCATCACCTAAAAACACTCTTTTCTTTACACTTATACTACTTGTGTCATTATTAAACGCACCAAATACAACAACATCATTTTGTCCATCAAGATTACCAGCCGCTAAATGTTCCATAAATAAATTACCTAATTCATAGAACTTTAAATAACTGGTTAGTAAATCAGTATTATTAGCAGTCTGAACTCTTGTAAGCATGAACCTAACACCTACATCACCACTTTCTGGCATCTGAGGACTTGTCCAGTTTACAATAATATTATCTACTCTACCACCAGCGGCAGGCAATGTAGTTGAACCACCTGGGATTACAAACTTATAATAATTATAAGATTGTTCCCAACTTTGCGCAGTAAAACTGTGTTGAAATCCATTATATGTAACCTCTCTTTTTAACCAGTATTTCACATGGTTAATTTTGACATAGTTAATTTGCCCAAGAAAAGTTCCATTAGGATCAAAGGTTAACTGGGCAGTTGATACACACACAAATCGCTCGTAATATTCACCTGATGTTGTAACATTAAATGTATCACCACCAAGTTTAACGGCTATTGAACCTGTGTCAATATCAATGCCAAAAGACACATAATATGTTTGTCCATTAACTGGCGTAAAATTAGTATATACTAAATTACCAGTTGCATTATTAGCCTTTGCGTGACCTAATGCTTGTCCATTATTATCACTAAACGTCCAACCGCTACCAAGCGTCCATGTTGTTATCTCAGGTGATCTGTTAGCAGTAAGAAAATCAATTAAATTAACTGCAATAGGTCTTAATTCAATAACAAATGCACCTTCTACAATGTGTTCAGCAATAGGAGAAACACCAACCTGGCTATCTCTGTATTTCATTACACTTGTATAGGTAATTACTGCTTCATTGTTATTATAATCCAAATCTTTTGAATGTATAAACTCAGTAGCAAGGTTATTAAATATTTTACCAGCTAACAGATTGACACTTGCTATATGTTCATATTCAATATCTAAATCTTTTATATGACCATAATAACCCCATCTGCCACTACCAAGTCTTATTAATTTAGTATCTATATCACTATTGTCATTTATAATAGATGTTTCAAAACTACTTTGTTGAAGTAGAGTTGATGTCAAATAATATATATTAATAATTACGGCAGAATCTAAATACATATTAGGTTGCACCATAAAAAACTTTCTGTCGGAAAAAAAGAATCGCATACCTAAAGGTGTCATCATTCTTTTTAAAACATCATAACATTTCATATATGTTATGTTGTCTTTTGTATCTATTGTGTAAAATACCTTATGATTTATACGCATCCTAATTAAAGGATCAATGGTTGATGCATAAGTCCAGGAATCTTCATGCCAATTAAATGCTGATGCTAATACACCAACATTTGTTTCGTAAATTGTTGGAACATAGGTTATCTTTTGTAAGCAATTATTAACATGATTAATTATAGTATCATCGCCTTGATAAACATCGTAACCGTCAGGTTTATAATCAATACCTTTAAGCCATCCTATACCATCTATAGCATTTATATCATATAAATAACCTATCTCTAATGATGTATCATCATATTCAACTAAATCAGCTAACATATAACCATACCAATAAAAATTAGGTGTATCTGTAGTGTCGTATCCGGTAAGTCTAATAGTAAATCTACCCTCTGCAGCAACTAAAAAATCTGTTAGCAAATCTTCTTTTGCTTCTGTATCTATAATTATTGTAAACTTAAAATTAGATGGAATAATAGGAGCATATCTTTCTAACCCATTTTCGACATCTGCTTGCCAGGTAATTTGTGCATTAACTACATCAACACTAATTGTAACACCAGAAAAGTTAGCATCATCTATAACAAGATAATACTTACGACCTTTCTCAGAATAAAATGTTGATGTATATCTTGCTGCCATTTAATTATCTTATCCTTGTGTTTATGTTTCTTGCTTTCTCCATGATTACAAGTAAATCGCTACCTGCAACTTTTGTAGTTAATACATAAGGTTCTCCACCACCGATATCACCCAGCATTCCTTTTAATTTGGATAAAGGAGCAATAACTTCCGGGTCATAGGATGCACCACGGTTATCACCGACAACTGCCATAGTAGGACCAAATGCTAAACCGCCTTGTGCAAGTTTAACTGATTCCATTTTTGATTTAAGAAAGGATACGGCAGCAATACCAAGTCCAATGGCAATCATAGTACCAATCGGACCACCGCCTTTCATAATAGATTTGCTTACCATTTCTACAAGCAATAACTGTAGTGCTGCATTTACCGCATCAAGCATTGATGAAACAAAAACCTTTGCAAATGACATAACTGCATTTTCACCACTTGCTAATGCTGATCCTAATGCTTCAAAACTTTGTCCAAGTGCTGAACCTAAATTTTGCTCTAATGCTAACCCAACATCAGCAATAGCTATACCTAAATCCTCAAATGCATTTGTTAATCTAATTATATTTTTAGCTGGTTCTGGATTTTCAAATTGAGACAAAATTTTCATTCCAGCTATTTTACCTTCATCAACCCTTAATTGATTTAGATAATCATCAATACTCTGTCCTACTATTGTATCCTCAATCAAAGGAACAGTCTCTGTAGTTACAGTCTTTTTAGCCTCTTCACTTATTTTTTTATTTTCTCTTTTTGTCTCAGTTGGCGATTTTAAAGGTATAAATGCCTCAAAACCATCTAATTTTTCTAAATCCTCTAATGCTTTTTTTACTTTTAATATTTCAAACCTGACCTCTCTGATATTATTTTCTAAAACTTTTGCACCTTCTGAATTTTTACCATACAATAAAACCTGATCCTCATATTGTTTATTTAATTCATCTAAAGAATCTGTAAGTAATTCATATCTTGTTTTTTGCTTTTCAGTATTTCCATTGTTATTTTCTGGTTCTGTTATTTTAGGTATTTTGCCAACAATCTCATCTAATTGTTTTGTTGTATTTTTCCATGCTTCTTCAATTATGACACTTTCCTTTCTTGTTTTATCTAATTGTTTATTTAGTTTATTAAGTTGATAATCTGCAGCATTTGTTGTAAAAACATCAGATAGTCCAAACCATTTTTGCTCTGCAACTTCTCTTTGTTTAGCTATTTCCCTTGTTAATTTTTCTTCTTCTTCTGCTAATTCTACTGATCTTTGTAATTGTTTATCAGCCACACCTTGAAGTTTCATTATTTCAAACTTCTTAGCCAACTCAGTATTTAAAACAGTCATAACAGTAGACATATTATTTAAATAGTCTTGTTCTGTCTTTAAGTCTGGTAGGTACTGACCGTATTTATTTTTAATATCATTTATTAATTTTAACCTTGTTCCTTGACTTGTATTAGTATCGTTTATAAGTTTTAAATTAAACTCTAATTGAGTCATTTCCTTTTGCATAGCTCTTGCCGATGAAGACAGGTAGCCTGACAAATCATCTATAGGTTTATTTGCTTGATGTACACTATAAGCAAAAGCACCAATAGCAACGGCAGCAGCAACAGCAATGGTAATCCAACCGCCTGTTGTAAGTTTTATTACACCTGTTACTTTATTATAATTTATTATAAGTTCTACAAGTTTTCCTAAACCAGTTGTTAAGACACCTACCGCACTCATAATTTGACCTAATATCCATGCAAGACCGCCGCCAATAGCTATATATTTTGCAGTATTTAAAATTAACTTTTGCGTTTCATCACTTAAATCCCCCCATATATTCAAGTAATGTTCAATAGTTCCTGTTACTGACTCAATTACTTTTTCTAAATCTATATTTTTTAAAATAGCCTTTCCTAATTCAACTTGGGCAAACTTTAAACTATCTTTAAAGTTATCAATATTATTCCTAAGTCCACCAGTTGCTGCAATTACCGCCGGTAATGTAATTAATGATGCAACTAATTTTGAATTAAAATCAGCAGCAGCAATACCAGTATCTCTTACTTTTTCAATATTCCTTGTCCCAAATGCTTTATCAAGTGCATCACCAATCAATGGTACATTCTCCTGTAAAATACCAAAATCCTCTTGCAAAATTCGGTTCTTACTTATCATTTGTGTTAACTGCTTTGTCACAGATGCAAGGTTTAACGAACCACCACCGGTCGCAGCAATTGCAGTACCAAAACCAATTAGTGTTTTCCTTGCCTCATCCGCACTTAGTCCAACCGCTTGTAAATTTACCGATCCTCTAACTGCTTCTTCAAATCCTAAACCTGGTAACTTAGCAGCTTCCTTTAGTTTGGTCATCTCCCCAGCAGCGGCATTAGCACCACCCATAATACCAGCTAATGCTCTTTCTAAACTATCAAAGTCAGCAGCAGCATTAACGGCACTTGCACCAATAGCCATTAATGGGGCAGTAAAACCAAGGCTGATACCACGACCTACGGCAAGTGATTTTTGTGCAAAAGATGTGATATTCCTGCCAACCTTCTTTAAACTCCTTTCAAACGGAGTTGCATCAGCCCTGATTTTTATACTAAGTATCCCTGCCATTAGTCTATTTTTTCTCCGACACTTTTAGTTTTTATGACATTATCCATAAATTTCATCATGTCGTAGTCCTTAACTGTCAAATCTCTTTTCTTTTTCTCCTTATCCCATTCAAACTTTATAAGGTCTGTTGGTTTAAGGTTTGAATGCTTTGAGGTATGTGGCATTACCGAGTAATAGGCCATAAACCTTGCTTGTTCCCATAACATCTGATTATTCCTTGAAAGATTTTCAAAGTGTCCGTTTATCTTTATAAACAACTCTCTAAAATCAAACTGATTCATTTCATCAGGTGTCATCTGTAATTCACCCAAACACAATCGCTCAATATCCTCTACTTCAAAAAATTTTGCGTTTGGGTCATTTAGTTTTTTTCATTACTCTTTTCCCCACCCATGCTCTCTGATAACAATTCACTAAACTTATTAACCATATTATGATCATCAATTAATTCAGCAAATGTTTCCAGAGTAAATGGGTTTTGAACACCTTCCCTTTTGTAACCATTTTGCACACCTAAATATAAAACCTCGTATAACAAGGTTAAATCATCTTCAAGTGCTTTGCTAAATTCAGAAAATTTAATCTTTTTCTGTTTAAGAAATAATGATAAGGCATATCCACCAATTTTAAATGGGATGTCCTTCTCTTCAATTTTTACATAATTTACCGAGGTCATAAAAATAATTTAAAAGATTTAAGGCTAAAGGGAGTAGAACAATTTCTACCCCCAAAAAGCCTCGTGTAAATATTAATTCGGAGTTACGTTTGCGGTATTTGATGCAGGACTATTACCAGCAGCATTTACTGCTAAAACCCTAATATTATAAATTTGTCCAGTTGTTAAAGTACCACTTGGTATAAGATATGAGGTTTCAATACCTACCCCATCATTAAGGGTTGTATATGTTGTTGCGGCATTTAGCTTGTACTGTATAATGTAGTCAGTAAGTGCTGGCTTACCAGTAGCAGATGGAGCAGACCAACTTAAACTTACACTTGAATTACCCTCAGCAGGGGTTGCACTTAAACCAGCAGGAGCGGCTAAGACTGAATTAGTAATTTTGGTAATTGCTCCATTAATTCTTAATGATGCTGATGCAGTTACGTTTTCTTGATTAGCACTATTAAGAGATAAACTCTCAATATAAGCAGTAAAACTGTAAATTGAATCATCTAAAACATCAGTAGTATAGGTGCAAGTAATTTCAGTTCCAGCATCCCAACTTTCAAACAATGAATTAAATTTAGTATTAGCTGATGCATCACCTACATCGGCAAATAGCAATTCGGTTGAGAATGTTGCAGACTTTTGACCAGGGGCAACTTCAACCCAAGCGGATGTATTATCCTTGTGTGCGATTTCTCGCATGGCTCTTGTCAAATCTAAAGTGTCGGATGTTGAATATGCTACCGCAACATCATTCACATATAATCGCAACAAAGAACCATTTACAATTCCTGTAGTAGCCATAATTATGTTATTTTAATTTTGATTTAAACTTGTTTGGTTTGTCAACCGTAAATACCTCATCTTCTACATCAATTTGTTTTTCCACTTCTTCTTGAGAAAAGATTTCATTTTCCGGTATAATAATTGGAACATAAACCATTTCCTTTTCTGGTTCTTGCTCCTGTTGTGGGTAAACCTCAACATTTTGTCCATGATATTGTGCTGCTATGCCTAATTTTATCAATTCATTTGCTTTGCCGTTAAGGACATCACAAATATTGCCAGCTACAAAATTATCATGGTCTTTAATGAATACAATTTTCATACGTTATTAATTTTAAAGAAATAATCTTGAACCATCCAATATATTTTGTCTTCCATAATAGGATCCCCATTTGCCTCATCCTCAAAAATAACCCAATCTACATTAACATTTGCATAAGTTCCTCTATTGTTATCAAGTGCAACCCTTAAGGCATCAGCAACTGTATTTGTCGTATCATAATTTTTTGAGTAAATAAAAAAGTTAATCTTAAACTCATCTTTAGGACTAACTAAATTTTTAACTCTTGTAGGATTTGTATTTGTTTTTGTGTAGGTAATATATGGATAAGTAGCTTCCATAGGTGCTTCTTCCGGATATACTCTTGTTCCAATCAGAGATACCAAATTTGCATTTGCTGCTACCATTGCATATATAACATTACCTATATTCATTACGTCCTTGTATAAGTTAAACCAGCTCTTCTTGTTTCTCTCTCTATAATATTTTCAGCACCGTTAATTATAATATCCCCAGTTCTTTTCTCAGCTTTTATAAAACCCTGTAATAAAGCTTTATTCCTAAACTGCATTGCTCCACCAAAAACAAAGTTGGCGTAATAGGCATCTGCTTTATTTATACCATCAAATGGTCCTCTGTCCATTTTGGTTGGGTATTGTTTTAATGGTCCGATAACAATAGTATCCTGTCTTCTTAATCTTGGCTTAAATGGGTTAATTACCTTTATACTGTTTCGCAAATGACCAGCCTTATAGGTTATTTTTATCTTTTTACCTGACTTGTTTTGCACATACCTATAGTGTTCGGGTAACCTGTAAACTGGGATTTGTGGTTTAATAGCATCAACCATTGGCTTTGAGGCATTAGTAATAATATCTATTTTCTTTCTATCCCAATCACGCATTGCATTAGTTCTTAAATGCTTTAAAGCATTCATTACATCCGTGTCATAAATCTGTATGTCCATTGCATACTCACGACTTACATACTTGCCACCTTGTTCTGCAAGTCTTTGCTGATTCCTGGCTCTTGCGTAAGCAACACCTCTTTCAGTAAAACTAAATGATAATGGTCTCCTTGGCATTATTAGTACGATGTTCTAAATGTTCCTAAACAATATATAAATCTTCTATCGTTACTTACCTCAATTCTTTCAATTTGATATAAGTCGTTACGATAGTTAAATCTACTTTTAATAGTCACATTTGCATTATAACGAATAGTAAATAAAATCTTTTGCTGACCAACTATTTTATCAGCATCCTCTTCCTCAAATCCAGTTTTATAATCTACCGCTGCCCACAAAGTGGCAACAGTTGTATAAGTTTCTGATTGAAAACCACTATTAGATTGAAATATTGTTCTGTTTTGCAAAACAACTCTTTCCCTCATTTTACCAACAACCTCATTCTTATTATACCCAATCATATTTGTGTCTGTTTAGCATAACATCTGAGGCAGTAGGCATTTTATAAACGCTATCGCCACGATTGTCATACATATTAGCTATTAACTTTAATACCGCTATTCTTATGTCGGATGGGCAGTCTGTTGCAGCCGTTCCAAACCCAGCAGTATATGTAATGGTTACATCATTTAAAGATAAGTAGGTGTCAGGGAAGTCTTCATCCACGGCCTCTCCAATAATACCTCTGTATGTGTCAACTTCGTATAAGTTCTGTGCTAATGTTTGTAATGCACCGTTTTCATCTAAATAAGTTATAGATGATACACTAACAACAGGATACACTAACAATTTAATTACATTTTCATAATCAGTAGCCACTTTGTACGATGATGGAAATCTTTCCAGCTTTTGTATAATAGTCTTTGTCAATGTGGATATATTTTGCCTTGCCTCTACCACTTGTCTTGCGGCTTTTAGCATAGCAGCAATGAGAGCGTCATCAGTTGCATCATCAACTTTCAAATAATTTTTGACTTCCGAAGTAGTCCATAACTCATTTGTCTGATCAACTGTTACTCTCCAAGGTTTCATCTCTTAATTGCTTTTTTTGGTTTTGTGCTGATGGTATTTTCAATCTTAGGCTTTTCCTCAACTGGTTTTTCCTGCACTACAGAAGAACCACCTATCTGCTCTGCAATACCAGCAACTATTAATTTCTTTGCTACGACATCATTTAGTTCCGCCACATCTCCCTGGAAATAACCAAGGAGATGGGGAGAACCTGATGGCGATTTTATAAACCGCACCTTCATATTATTGGTTTTTAGCAACAAAGTAAGCCGTGTACTTTGTAGACTGAGTTCCAACACCAGTTAGTACCAAACGGTATTTAGTACCACCAATAAGTACATCCTCATTAGATTGTACCATACCGTTTGTATTTAACGTATCCATAGTAGCTACGGTAGTGTAGTCAGTTGAACTTGCAGCTTGTCTCACAGTTGGTAAAATGTAGGTAGTACCTGACAAATTAGTTGCTACGACACTCCAATAACCACTCCATGGACTAAGTAAACTTACCGGAATAGTAATTGTATCTATTTCAGTATTGGTAATAGTATCACTTACTGAATAAGAATAAAATGTGCTTGACGCATCATCATAATTACTATTAAGTGTTTTTGAACGGTCATTTTTAAATGCAGTCAATCCAATTGCTACAAATACAAATAAACCAATTAAAATATTTTTCATTTTATTAATTTTTAAATACCAGTAATATCAGCGTCTTTAATCGCTGCAAATGATTGAGCATGACGTACTGCCGCATCCCACCAGCTATTAACTACAATAGTAACTAAAGCGTTTTTGCTTGATGAATATGGATCAACTACTACATCTAATCCTGCCCATTGACCAATTAACAACTCAGCAAAATTACCAAATATAACCGCGTGTAAATCAGTTCCACCACCTTTAGTTAAGTTAGATGGTACTTGAGTAGACACAAATGCACGGTAACCATTTAGTAAATCAGTTCTTAAACCTTGCTGACCAACTGGGGGCGCACCATCAGACCAAACAAACTGAGCAGTACCTGATGCTTTCTCAGTATTCTTTAAAAATCCTCTTACACCTGGTGTAGTAAGATAGGCTAAAGTACCAAAGTCAGCATTGTCAACTGCAAGTTCAGTTTCCAAATCAATGATGTGCTTGTAAGTTAATGGTCCGCCATCAGTTCCAATAGCAACAGAACCAATACCAGCAGTATTTAAAATACCATAGAAAGGTTGTGTTGAATTATCACCATTAATTAAAGCGTAATCTAATGCACGGTTTACTGCTTCGCTCAAACGATTTCTTACAAAGTTTTCTACATCAATAGATGATTGAACAAGTAATTGCTTTGAAATATCAGTAAATGCACCTAAACGATTTGGTGACATACTAATTTTATCAAAGGTTGGACTTGTTTCATCATTAGCAGAGTTCTCAGTTTCCCAAACTGCGGTAGCAGCAGCATCGTTACGAGGGAAGTCTAAATTACCAGTTAATCCGGTAAGTAGAGTAGCGCCTGCATTGATAACTGCCAATCTTGGGTCAAGGAAAGGAATAAGGTCTCCTAAAATAGTAGGAATAGTATTACCACCAGCAGTTGAAGTGCCAGCAGTCATATCTCTTTTCTCACTCTTTACAACCATCTTTGGAATGTAAAGGTTACCCGATGCGGAGATACCAGCCTCTCTAAATTCCCTTTCTGCTTCCTGGTGCATTTCCAACTCTAAACCGTCAAGGTTTTTGTTGTTAGCAACGAGATTAGCTGCTCTAAGGAAAGAGTAGTTTTTCTTTACTCTTTGCTCATCGCTAATTTTGTTTTCATTTACCCTGGTGGCAGGAGTAGCCATTCTTTTAGATTCAGCTTCCAACATCAAATGATTTTCAATATCACTTTCCAAATTGGTCACCTCAGTTCTAATTGAATTTAATTTTGATCTTTGCTCATCAGTAGCATTAGCACCTAATGTTTCGATAGCATTAATCAAAGATCGCATTTCATCTATTTTAGCGGAACGCGACATCTTTAATTCATCAGATTTCAACATTTTAATAATTTTTTAAGTTGTTTAAAAATTCAACAAACTCGCTGAAATTGCATTCCGCTTTTTCATTTTGTTGAATATGTCTTTCCATAGATCTTGATGCAACTGAAGTATTCGGATTTGCCGGATAGGTTACAGGACTTACATCATAAACCTTGTCTATTTTTTTAATCATTCTTTTCCATCTGCCATCTCTCATCTCCCATGAATCACCGTTTTCCTTTAAACTAAAAGCAAATGATGACTGGTAAATATCACCTCTTTTAATTAATGTTGCTACATCATTGGCAGCCATTGTATCTGGTGGATTAAAGGTATATACTAAAAACTTACCCTGTCTTTCAATCTTGAGGGTTTTGTTTTTAACTCGTCCAAGTACAATGTTTTGGTCGTGGTTAAATAAGGCAGCAGCTTCTGAAAAATCAGCTTCATCAAATGCTTCCTCATCAATCTCCTCATCAAAATTACCCATATCATAGGGTGAGTTTAAGGAAGAGGCAATGCCTTGAATCATATTATTATCAAGGCTTTTATATTCGACACTAAAATATCTTGTTTCCATAATTTCTTTATTTCTGTCTTCCATAATTTTTTTTTGCAGTACGCTCTGCCCAAGGTAACATTGTACTTCCACCCCAAGCATCGTACATGATTGATCCACATATTTCCTTGTCATTTTCATCAAAATATTTGCCTTGGTCATAAACTTTTGCTCTTGATAAAAAGGAATATGTGCGTATCACCTCATCTGCCTCAAGACCTTGTCTTTGACTCAATTGCCTTGCTCTTGTCCATCCGACACTTGTGCCACAGGATGAACCATTATCTTCTTTATGCTTTAATGCTTTCTTTGCAGCATTAGTAGCACTTTGTGGGTAGTTACTGTACTTGGGCATTATTATCGTTATTTTGGTTACCAGTAGGTACTTCCCTGCTATTAGATGCTAAAGGCATACCGAATTTATCTCCACCTTCATAAGGATTAAATCCTTCCAGATTTCTAATTTCATTTGGTGCAATTGCTCTAATATTATAAAGTTTAGTATAAAATTCTGCCCTTGCCATTACATCACCACGATACAGTTCATCTAAATCTAATTTAACGCAATATCTACCCCAATCTTTTTGTGGGAATAGTTTTGTGTTAAATTCATTCTCAATCCGTTTAGTCCACGCTCTCAGGGTATATTGTACAAATATTCTGTTTAATATCTCAATGTTGGTAGTTGATATATTGTTTTGACCTAAAAGCAAAAAACCTGGCACTCCTGTCAGGTTAGATATATCTTCAATAGTTAACTTTCTTGCATCTATATCGGCTGCTTCTAACCTTGATGCTATAGGTTTAAATTTAAAACCGGCTTGCAGGAAAGCAACACCTTGCTGATTGTTAGGTCCTGAGTGTTTATCCGCCCAAGATTTCTTAATTACATTTAGTTGATCCTCGTTTAGTATTAAATCAGTTTCAACTGTACCTGATAGATTAGTTCCTTTAGCATAAATGTCATTACCGTAGTCAATTTCGTGTAATGCTCTTGATAATGTAGTTTTACCAGCCTCAATCAAACTTTTACCCCAATATCCATTCTCACTAAACGATTTTATGTGTAATACCTCTGATGAAGAGTATATTTCACTACTTTTTTCCAGTTTGTAGAAAAACTCATCATTTATTTTATACATTTCCCACGGTTCATCAACCAAATGTAAGTCAATAACGATACCCGACTGATTTCTCATTGGAATAATTAAAACATTACCGGATTTAGTAGCCATTGAACCATTTACGGCTTGTCTAACTATTGCCTCTCTAAAACTAAAGGTATCGTATCTGGTTGATGGCCTGTATTTAATTAAGGAAAACATCGGATGGTTAACCGCCTCAACAACATTGCCATCCGATTGTGTTTCATATATTGAGAAAGGTAAAGACGCAATTTGCTCACTTAAAATAGACAATGCTCTAAAATAAGCTGGTATAGACAAGGATGTTTCATGGCTAACCCTTCTTTGGTTAGTGCCAAACAACTCTTGGTACAATTTCCGGTCTTTGGCAGGACCAAGATTGGATATTCTACTCCTTTTTATAAAATTGGCTATTTTATTCAAAAATTCCATGTTGCAAAGATGATTATTATAATTTTTATATGCAAATAATAAAATTATCCAATTATCAAATTAAAATCCAAATTAATTTTGTTTTTTGGGTCAATAGCCTCACCAATAGCCATTGCGGCAGCCACCATGCCGTCAATTTTCTCATTAGATTTTCTTTTGTCAAACTTCACCAGTCCAGTAGAATTTATAATTAATGCCACATTACTTAGCATCCACTTTGCTACAGGATCCCCATTATGAAATATTTTTTTGCCTGTTATCATTTTCTCAAACTCACATATAGGTGTATTCATTTCTGGAAAACTTTGTGGGAATGGCTTTACATTTACTCCTCTTTCTTGCAGGCTTATAACTACATGAGTAGCACGCCAAGGGTCGTAGGCAAGACTTCTAATGTTGTATTTTTGGTATAATAGGTATATATCCGATATAATTACCTCATTATCTACAATATTTCCGCTTGTAACCTTAATATTACCGTTCAATGCCCAATCCATATAAGGTACGCCATCTCTCAACGACCTTTCCTTTACATTTTCCTCAGGAATCCAGTATTTCCATAGTAAAAAGGCTGGTTTACCATCAAATTCTGGGAAAAACAAGCAAAAGGCACTAATATCCACCGTTTGTGCTAAGTCAAGGCCACCAAATGCTGGTCTTTTAAGTAAAAAGTCATCATTTATATGCATTTGACAATCATTCCACATATTTTCGTTAATCCATGTAGCGTGAGTATTAGTCCAATAGTTTAAATTCTTAGTCATAAAGCCAATCTGCTTGGCTGCACCTTCGTTTAATGCCTTGGTATATTGGTCTTGTAGGTAACCCATACCAATAGTGACATTCATAGACGGATTTGACTTTACCCAGTTTTCACTCTTTTGCCAGTCATCATCCTCATCAAGGCTAAATATCAATGGAAAAACGGCATCATCGTGTTTATGTCCTTTAATAATATCTAAACACACCTTTCTTAACTGATAACAAGGAGATTCCTTATTAAAACCAGCAGTAGTTGTAATTAAGATAAGAGGTTGACTTCTGCTTCCTATCCCTGACTCCATAATTTCTAAAATACTTGAATCGGGATGCGCGTGCATTTCATCGATGATACTTACATGAGGGTTCAAACCATCGAGAGTTTTAGCATCGGAAGATACAGGAATCATCTTGCTATTGCTTTGGGTAGAGTAGATTGAATGCGCTCTGACTTGCACCAGTTTATTTACGGCTGATGAATCTTTTTTAAGATATTCCAAAATTACTTTAGCAGCATCCCAGCATATCCTTGCCTGATCTCTGGTGGTAGCAGCAGTATATATCTCAGCACCTTTTTCCTGATCCAAGATAAAACAGGCAACTGCGGTAAGGGCAGCCGTCTCTGTTTTGGCGTTTTTCCTTGATATTTCTAAGTAAACCTTCCTAAATCTACGTTTTTTGTCAATCTTACACTTCCAACCAAATATCATTGCCCAAAAGAACTCCTGCCAGGGCATGACGTTGACATTCATGGCTGCATACTCACCTTTTGTCAACCTACACACCTTCATAAAGGAAATGTAGGTATTTGCAGCGTTTTCATCGTAGTAATAAGGAAAATTGTTATTTTCTGACTTTTTAAGGTCATCATAGTGCCTTTTTATAGCCAACTTAACATATTCACCTATTATTTCATTCTCTAATGCAAACATTAGGCATTTTTAATCAGCTTCATAATAGGATCCTCTTCCTTCTTATCTACTCTGTTAAAGTATTCCAACTTTAACCTTGCCTTTGGGTCAAGTCCAAATCTGTCCGACATATCATTGTATAACTCAATGCTTTGCTTGAACATTGTCCACTCAGGTGAAATTTGTTGCAAGCCATTGGCATGAATAACTACACCACCAGTTTTTAATAAATTGTTAGCGGCTTGCTGCACTACGGTAAGTAACCTTGCTAACATATTGATAGATATAATATCAACATTATAACTGGCATCTGCTGATTCAAGGTGTTTCTTAACAATTTCAACTATATTTTGCTCCTCATCGCTTAAATTAATAGGATTCTTATCAATTATAGTTTGATGTTTAAATTGTTTAATCCTGCCTCTCTTTAAAGTACCTTGCAACTCTTTTAACTTATCGGTTTTCATCCTAATCTACTTTTTTGTTTATAATAGCTTTTAATATGTTCTCCTTGTTTTCCGGTAAATAGTAACCATCAACACTTGCAATCCGAGCAGGAAAAAATCCTCTGCCTTCCATATTGCTTTTTACATTGTGACACCGTTTACACAAAGTAAACAAGTTTCTCTCATCGTAAGGGTGACCACCATCTAAAATCCTAATAACGTGGTCAGCAATGCCATTGTTGTTTCCATCCGAGCAATCGGTAAAGACTCCCTTTGCCTCGCACACCTCACACATCGGTTTACGGTTCTTTTGCAAATGTCTCAAACGCTTCCACAACGGAGAGCCGTAGAACTTGTTGTCTTGGGAGTCCTGGTGAGGCTTCCGCTTGACTGGGCATTCGAATCTGCGATATAATTTGTTGTTTAATACTGGCATGGTGCAAAAATACATTATTTTTTTTAGATACCCCATTAAGAATTTTTGGATTGATTAACTCGCGTT